ACCACTTTTCTTCATAGATCGTCGTTTAGAAACACGTTTTTTAGCACCACCACTTTTCTTCATAGATCGTCGTTTAGAAACACGTTTTTTAGCACCACCACTTTTCTTCATAGATCGTCGTTTAGAAACACGTTTTTTAGCACCACCACTTTTCTTCATAGATCGTCGTTTAGAAGATCGTTTTTTAGAAACACGTCGTTTAGCACTACCACTTTTCTTGGCAGATCGTCGTTTAGAAGATCGTTTTTTAGAGAGTTTTTTGCACACACGTTTTCTATAACATTTTCCATTAACAAGACTCTTACGATATCCCTTTTTACATTTAGATCGTTTTTTCATAGATCGTTTTTTAGAGAGTTTTTTAGAAACACGTTTATTAGCACCCCCACTAATTGGTTTGATATTATAGAGATCACTATAATCTAATTCAGGTGGATTGAAATCAAATGATATTGGTACGTGCTTTTTTGCAGAACGTCGTTTTTTAGAAGAACCTTTTATCTTATAACATTTTCCATTACGAGGACTCATTTTGTAACCGTTTTTACATACAGCTCTAATAGGACCTTGCATTTCACCTAATTCTTGGCGTCGTTGTTTATTATAATACCTTTTATCTACACCCCCAAACAACTTGGATATAAAATTTTCAATCATCTGTTATAGTATATAACAATATTTTTTTTTTTTATTTAATTGAGAATTTTTATTTTAAAATAATCTAAATAAACTTTTTTAAAAAGATCATATTCGTTCTGTGAATTAATATTTAAACACGATATTATTTTTTTAGACGAAGTGATTTTATCGGGTAATAAATTTATTTTGTCTTTTAATAAATCTTTTAATAAAGTTATATCATTTGAAGAATATGTTTGTAAATAATTGTAAAAAGTAAATGTTTCCAATGTCATTATATATTTAATTGATTTGTAATTTAATCAATTTGTATTTTAATCAATTTGTAATTTAATCAATTTGTGATTAATTGACTTGTAATTTTAAATTAGTTTTTAATTTATACAAATCTAATATATATTTATCTAAATCGTTTTTAAACAAAAGGATTTCATCGTATATTATATTCATTTTGTTAATATCGTGCACGTTTTGAATTTGGCAACTTTTATTGAATATAAATTTGGAATAAATTAAAAATTTATTACACGATATTTTATACTTTAATTGACTTAATTTATTTATTATTTCTGAATTTATTTTGTGTAAATTATTGCTTTTATCTAAAATTTTGTAAATTGTATTTTTTAAAACGTTTGTTCTGCATATAGGACAATTGAAAATATTATAAAAATTAATATTTTCTAAAAAATATGTATTGATATTTTTACGATACATTTCATATTCGTATGTCAAGTATTCAATAAAACATTTAAAATGAAAAATGTGATTACAATTTAATTTAACATTTTGGTTATCAAATGTAGACAATTTAAATTTACATTTGTCTAAAAAGTTTTGATTATTTTCAATTTTGTTATATTCTGTTTTATTATTTACTTCAAAATAATCTAAACAAAAAACGCAAGATTCTTGATCATAATTTACCATTAATTTATGTTATAAAATGTTTTAAATTCATTTTTTCATATTTTTATAACAATTTATATTATAATCCGGTTGACATTCTTTTTTGTTGTTTGGATATTGATTATAGAGTTGTCTTTTTCCAAAATCTACATTTGTAGCTAATTCTATGTTTTCAGGTACATATGTAGTTTCTTTACATCTTGTAATAGGGCGATCTATTCCTCGTAAATCATTTTCGATATCGACGTTTAATTGAGGTGTTCCAACAGGGATATATGTTAAAAAAGGCGCAGAGTAATTATTACATTCATTTTGATTTACGTACATTGAAGAATCTACAACATAATCAAATATACTTTTATTTTTGTATTTTTGTTGATTCAAGAATATATCATCGTATTTTGTTTTTTTCAAACTCATGTGTGTTATATATATGTATATGTATAATAAAATAAAAAAAAGAATTTAAAAAGTGTAAATTGTAAATTGTATTTGCATTGTATTTAAATTGTATTTAAATTGTATTTGCATTGTATTTTTTAAAAAGGTGTAATACGGCTTGTTCTTTCATTTTTGCTTCAATATCAAGATTTATTTTAGAAACTTTTAAAATTTCTAAAAGAGGTTTAGGTAATTCTTCTACATAATCAGAATGAGCTCTACGTGCTGTAATCGAGTCTGTTTTAACAGTGCCTTTACGAGATTCTGATAAATGAAACAATGGAGTAATATTTTTTGATTTCCAAATTTTAACAACTTTTAATGAAATGTCATACAACAAATTATCATCGGTTATACTACCTGGATTTATATTATGATGATGATAATCAATCACAATAGGAATGTTTAATTTTTCAGAAGTAGGTAATAAATCTTGAATAGAATAAGCCATTTCGCAATTTTCCAAGACAAGTCTATCTTGTGCGCTTTGAGACAATTTATAAAAATTTTTTTCAAATCGAGCTAATGCAATTTCTTTACCATCCTGTTTTGATCCTCCGTGAATTACAATAATACTATCTTTACCGCAATCCATCATATCCAATATTTTAGCGTGAATATTTATATCAATTACACTTTGTTCACCGACAGATTCTCGATGTGACGTTAATTGATTATATTGACCTGGGTGAAAAGTAAGAGTTTGTTTGTAATGTTTTGCTAATGCGCCAATGATTTTTAATTTTCCAATAAATTGAGTCCAATCGTAGTTTTCATAATATTCAGGATGACTTGCAAAAGGAAACATTTCACTAGACATTCTGTATAAATAAATTCCATTGTTATAATTCCATCTAAAAATTGCGGGTAAATCATTTATGTTTTGACGTGCCAAATCATAAATGTATTGTATACCCTTTTGTTTAACAGTTTCCAATCGACAAGTTCGTGAAGTAAATATACCAAGTTTGCGTAAATCAGTATTTATACAACAATATCCCATATTTAAATTTTGCATTTCAGTTTGCATTTACAATTTTATTTATTTTTCAATTTATTTTTCAATTTATTTTTCGGTTAAAAAGATGGTTGTAATTATAATAAAATTGAATAATAAATAAAAATGTAATTTGATTAAATGTTTAATAATATAAAAACAGAACAAGATATTGAAGATGATATGATGGATAAAATTCGTGATTTGTTGATTGAACACGATCAATTACCGGAATCGGATCTAGTTCAATTATCGGTATCACAAAAACACGCATTTGAAAGATTTAAATTAGGTGATAATTTGTTGATTATAGGTGCTGGTGGTTGTGGTAAATCAAAATTGGTTAAGGAATTTTATAAATATATTAAAAAAAATGAACCTAATAAAACAATGTATATTACGTCAACGACTGGTATTTCCGCTTATAATATAGGTGGTATTACTATTAATTCATTTATGGGTATTGGTACAGGACAAGCATCTGTACAAACTCTTTTAAAAAGATTAAGATTTAAAATTGGTATAAAAGATCGTATTAGAAATACTGATATTCTTGTAATTGACGAAATGAGTATGTTGTCAGCTTCCACATTTGAAAAAATAAATACTATTTGTCAAACTTTACGTAAATCTAGATTGCCATTTGGCGGTATTCAAATAATATTGACAGGTGATCCTTTGCAATTAGAAACTATTTTTAATACAGAGATTGGTGCTGAACAAGACAATCGTCTTATAATAGAAAGTGAATTGTTTAAGCAATTATTTAAAAAATCAATTGTTAATTTAAAAGAAAATTTTAGGCAAAAGGGTGATAATGATTATATTGATATATTAATGAGAATAAGAAAAGCTGAACACACTGAAGATGATATAAAGATATTGCAATCTAGATTAACTAAAAATATAAATTCTGAAAGTGTGCATTTGGTAAGTAGTAATAAAAAAGCTCAAATGATTAACGCGTATCAATTAAATAAAATAAAGTCTGATGATTTTTTTTATGAATCAGATTATACAAAAGTAGGTGATCTTGAAACATGTGAATTATTGGAAAAAGAATTACGATCACAATTTGCGCAAAGAGGAAATGACACTTTACAATTAAGAAAAGGTTGTAGAGTATTGTTAATAAAAAATTTAGACGTTTCTAAAGGTTTAGTGAATGGTTCAACTGGTACGGTAACTGATTTAATGACAAATGCAGTTCAAATTAAATTTGATAATAATGTAACTGAATTGATCGGGCGTTCTGAATGGGAATTGGAATTGGACAATGCACGAGTAACATGTATGCAAATTCCTATTATTTTAGCATATAGTATAACTATCCACAAATCACAAAGTTTGTCATTGGATACTGCTATACTTGATTTGGCTGATTGTTTTTGTAATCATATGGTGTATGTTGCATTAAGTCGTGTAAGAACATTAAATGGTATATTTTTAAAATCATTTAATCCTAATAAAATAACAGTAAATGAAAAATTGTTGGAATATGTAAATCAATTTGGAAAATAAATTAATCAAGCTCCACTTACACTTTCACTTTCATTTTCATCACTTTGCCATTCCATAAAATCTTCTATATCCATTTCAGTTTCGTTACTCGTTTCGTTCATATTAATATCTATACTTTTAGATATATCAACGGATTGATCATATACGGAATAAAAATCCCTTAAATTAAAAAGATCATTTTTAAACCCTGTAAATTGATGTTTTATATATTCTACAAATCGTTTAATCATATCTAATAATTGTTCATTTGTATAAAATACAAATACTTTATTTAATAATACAGTAATTGGGTATCTTGGTGATAAATGATAATTGAATAATCTTAAATAACATATATATGTACACCAAGCTACACAATATCCTGAATTTGGTATATTATAATATGTACTTTCAGATCTTCTTTGTACACCTATTTCTTTAATTAATGAATCATCTTCATGTGCATCTATATATTTAAAATTTGGAAATGAAATGTGCATCATTTCTATTAATTTATCAAAACCATTATTATATATAGCACGCTCCGATGAATTTGGTTTTATATCATAATAACCATATGGTTCATAATATGTAAATGTGGATGATAGTTTGTCTATTACTAGTATAGTAAGGTGGTGTAAATTTGAAGAAAGTGTTCTTGCTATACCTATAGGTATAAATATTAACATATTATCGGGTAAATTTGGATAGATTGAATTAAATGTTTTAGAATTATAATGTAACTTGGCATTTTCTAAATTAATTAATACTAAATCGTCTATTTTTATGGGGTAGGCAATTGGTTTTCCAAAATAAGCATTTAATTTATTAATACTACTTGATAAAAATAATAAGGCCAACTCTAAATCTAATACTTTATCGCTTGTTAAATTATATTTAGAAACGGATGGTATAATTATTTCTGTGGTTAATGATAGAGGTAAAGATTTTAAATATGTATCAAAATCATTTTTCACAATCTTAATAGTATAGCATTCTTTATTAACACAAATATATTTATCTTTTAATTTTGGCAAGTTAATATCATTTGCCATTGTATAATATTTATTATATAAAAAAATATTATAAAAAAATGAAATGTAAATGATTTTAAAAATATATATAGTTATGTATAAATTTGGAAATCAAAACACGTTTTCTTTAAATGACAATTCAAATGCGAATAAAAGATCGCATTTTTCAAGTTTTACACCTTCGTATACACCCGCAAATAATAGTTTTGGTACAAATGCGAATGGTGGTTTTAATGTACCATCAAATAGTATTTTTGGTGCACTTACAAATGCACCTGTGAATACAAATAGCTTTGGTACACCTGCAAATGCACCTGTGAATACAAATAATAACTTTGGTACACCTGTGAATGCACCAGCGAATACAAATAGTTTTGGCACGGTTACATTTGCGCCTGTGAATACAAATAATAACTTTGGTAAACTGACAAATACACCAGTAAATAATTTTGGTACATCTACAAATACACCTGTAAATAATTTTGGTACATCTGTAAATGCAAGTAGTGTTAGTGTAAATTCGACTCAGACATCTGATGATAATATTATTAACTTTAGAAAAGTGTATTCTTTTAATGATGTAAATATAGTACCATCACTTACTACTTTAAAATCAAAGGATGATGTTTCACTTTTAACAAAAATAACAAAAACCATTTTTACAAAAATACCTATTATCGTATCGTCGAATAATATACTAAATTTGATTGATATACATACGAATGGTGGTATAGGTATTTTTAAGAGTGATGATTTTGTTGAGCAATTAAATTATGTAAAATATATTAAAAAATATACAAGTCCAATAGATCAAACACCTATAACAATATATTCAAACACAACATTCGATGAATTAAAAATGATATTTAATGAACAAATAGTTGATTACATAGCGGTGGTTGATCAAGATAATACTTGTTTGGGATTTATTGAAAAAAAAAACATTGAAACATTACAAGGTAATTTTTATGCAAATGAAATAATGACACCATTGAATTCAATGAAATTTTATAAAAACACCGATTATAATTGGTCAGATATATTAACTGGTCCACCTAATCAAGAATTGATAAATTCTTTGAACACGGTAAATATAATGCCTATTGTATGCGATAATAAAAAATTACAAGGTGTAATGACATTAAATAATATTATAAATTATTATAATAATAGATCAAGATGTGTACTTGATAATACAGGAAGATTGTTGTCATCTATTATGATTGGAGTATTTGATAATTACACGGAACGTATGGAACGTGTTGATGTTTTAGTAAAAGCGGGGCTTGATATTTTGTATTTAAATGTTGATAATGCGTATAACAAATTAGTTTTTGATATAGTAAAGGAAATTAAACAAAAATATGAAAATTTGATTGTTATAGTTGGAAATGTAAATTCAGTTGATGCGTTCAAATACATATGTGAATCTGGTGCAGATTGTATATGCGTGGGAAATGGAACTGAATCGGGGCAATTTACACTTTTGCAAAGATGTTTTGAATTGTCGAAAAAATATAAAATTCCGATTATTAATAATAGTGGATTTTTTAATGAGAATTTAAATTTGATAAAGAGTTTTAGTGCCGGAAGCAGTTGTATTTTATTTAAAGATAATTATAAAGATAAAAATTTATATATTCCTGATATTTTAGAATCTATACAATCTGGATTATTATATGTGAATTGTACATCAATAGAAAATTTACATTTATCCGACATTATTTACACTTTAAATTAAAAAAAAAATATATTGCATACATGTATATACAATATAATATAATAAAATGTCACAAACAAGATTTATTTCAAGAGTTTATGGTACTGTACGTGTTTATAATAGTGATATAAAAAAATGGGTCAAGTTAACTGGACCTGATATGGGTGATGTAAAACACTCTATGTATACACAAGATCACGATGGGTGGTTAATATGTGATGGTAGAAGTTTATCTAGAACTGAATACGCTGATTTGTTTGCAATTATAGGAACTGCGTTTGGTAGTTTATCTGGTAGTACATTTAAATTACCGGATGCTAGAGGAAAAGTTTTGGGTGCTATTGGTACAGGTGTTGGTCTTACAGCAAGATCGTTAGGTGATTCTGTTGGTGCTGAAACTCATACTTTAACTACTGGAGAAATGCCATCGCATAATCACGGAATAACTGACCCTACACATTCGCATAATGTAAGTAATACAGTTCTAACAAATGGTTTAAATACAATGAAAGATTCTGATACAGGTGGTGGTGCTGGAGAAATTAATTTAGCAGCAACTCAAACTACAACTTCAGCTTCATCTTCTACAGGAATTACTATTAACAATGCTGGTGGTGGTGGTGCTCACAACAATATGCAACCTACATTGTTTATTGGTAACGTTTTTATTTTCGCACAAGCTATAGAACAACCATATGAATAATTACCCAATTTGTAAAGTAATTTGTAAAAATATATTTTAAAGTAATTTGTAAAAATGTATTTTAAATTTAAAAATATATTTTAATTTTTATCAAGTTGTGTTTGATTCTGACATTATTATTATTGATTTTTATTAATTACTTAATATGGAAGATTTGGAAAAATTAATAGGTTCCGATATTAGTACATATACGATTACGAGATATATATCATCTGGGTCTTTTGGTAATGTTTTTGAGGCAAAAAATAAAGAAAATAATGAATTAGTTGCTTTAAAAATACCTATAAAGACAGGTGATAAAGATGGCTTACCTTCTTTATTAGAAGAAGCAAAAGTGTATAAGCATATTTCAAATAAAGAAAAGGGTGTAGCTGAAATGAAAGTTATATCATATAATGATAGAAAAGTTATAGTAATGGATTTATTAGGACCTAGTTTAGAATCACTATTAACGAAATATAAAAAATTTAACATGAAAACAATTATATCACTTGCTATATCGATGATTGATATTATAAAATACATACATAGTTGTGGGTTTCTACATAGAGATATTAAACCAGATAATTTTGTATTAGATTTTACAAATCAAAGAAAACTTTTTTGCATAGATTTTGGTATATCAAAAAAGTATATTAAAAAAGATGGTAAACATATCGAGTTTTCAAATAAAACAAAGTTTTGCGGAACTGCGCGATATGCAAGTATTGCTGCGCATAAAAATATAGAGCAATCTAGAAAAGACGATCTAGAATCAATTGCCTATATTTTGATATACATGTTTAAAGGAAAATTACCTTGGCAAGGTATAAAACACAAGGACAAACATGAAAAATATAAATTGATAGGTGAGAAAAAGGAAAGTGTATCAGAAGAAGAATTGTGTAAATCTATGCCAAAAGAGTTTCTTGTGTTTTTAAAATACAGTCGTAATCTAGATTTTGATGAAAAACCTCACTATTCTGCTTTGAAAAAGATGTTTACAAAATTATATTTGTCTAAAAATTATAGAAATGATAAACTAGAGTGGGAAAAGTAAATGTATCGTAGTTAATTTAAATGCGATGAGTACGTAATCCTTACAACGTCCTTTGTACAGTTAATTTTTATTAAAAATGGCATTTAAAACGATTGAACGTGGTCTCGTATCGTACTATTTTTAAATAACTTTGCGTTTATTATTTAAAAATAAAAAGTTTTATAACGTTATAACCACTTATATCATATGATTGAAGAAATTAAGATTGATAATAATTGTATAGTAAAAGCATTTGAAAATAATCCAATATCTATATTAGAAGAAGATATAAATAATAAACGAGTGTACTATTTTAAAGCATCGGATATAGGAAAGGCTTTAAATTTAACTAATATTGCAGTATCTATACAACATTATGATGAAGATGAGCGTGTCATAAGGAAAGCTTATGACACCACTCATAGAGAGCAGAGTACTATTTTTTTAAGTTCTCAAGGTGTTTATCGTTTGCTTTACAATAGTAAAAAAGACGTAGCTAAAAAATTTAGGAAATGGGCAGGAAATATTTTAGATGACATTATTTTTAATGAATCTGCAGAATTAAAGAGACAATTAGAAAATAAAGATAAATTGCTTTTAGAAAAAGAAAACGATTTAGAGGCTCAAAAATTATTAATTAAAAAAAAAGATAAAGAATTAAAATTAATGTCTAAAAAGATATCGTTAGATTGGTTATATGTAGCGGTCACTGATAATATAAAGGGTGTATCAAAGATTGGGATAGCAGAAGAAATTTTAAGAAGAATAGATGGGCATTTAAGTAGTAATCCCGGGTTTAAATATGTATTTACATATCAATCAAAAAATAATAAATTAATAGAAAAATGTATTAAAGCAATATTGGACCCATTTTTAACAAATAAAAACGAATGGTTTAATATAGAATCAAATGATCTTGTATACTTGGTTAAATTTTTTATTGAATTGTTTGATAAAAACAATGGGAGTGAAGATCCAAAATTAATAATAGATTTCATTAAAAATATATCAAAAAAAGAATTAGATCAAGAATATATTTCAAATGGTATATATGATAATTTTTTTAAGGAAAACATAGAAGAACCCGCGCCTTTAACAGATAACGCTGCTGATAACGGTCATAAAAATTATAAATGTACATTAATAAGTATTCAAAAAGAATTGGAAAAGTATTTAAATGAACATAATTTTAATAAACAAATAAAGAAAAATGTTAAATATTTAGATGTATATACTTTGGATATTAAAAGATATATTAAATACAGATATAATAAAACATGTGAAAGAATTAATATAGATGATGCAAAAAGTAATATACATATTGGGAGTACATACGGGTATTCTGGGTTTAGAATGAAAAAATTATACATTGATAAATTTTTTGAAAATGATGTTTATAAGGCTTTTATGGAGCAATATATATTAGTTGACAATGAAAGTAAAAGTTCATTGTCTGAAATTTTAGTAGTTTTTAATAAATATCTTGAAAAAAATAATATAGATGATAAATTAGTAAAACAAAATAAATATTTCAAAACTTCATTTAGAGAAGAGTTTTTAAAAGAAATAGAAACTTTTTATGGGTTAAATGCGGTAAAAAAAACAAATAGTGGTAAAAAAAACGGTTATTATTTTTTTACCGGGATAAAGTTAGTTAAGTAAGGTCGTCCACTTTACCGACGACCTTAAATTAAAACTAGTAAAAATAATTATTTTATTTTATTTGTTTATTAAAATAATGGAATTTGAAAACAAATACGAGGCTTTAAAAAAACAATACGAGGCATTGGACAATGATGTTGAAAAAATGCGAAACGAACATATTCTTTTACAAAAAGAATACGATTCTTTACAAAAAGAATACGATTCTTTACAAAAAGAATACGATTCTTTACAAACTAATTACAGTGAAAATATTATAATTCAGAGTATGCAAGAAATGAAAGAACGTTATGATAAAATGGTGAAATCAACTGTTCCAATTCATAAATATGATATTTTATATGAAAAATATAAAAAACTTGTAAAAAATTTTTCAGGATGTACGATTATATTGGAATATGTTATAAAAACATTAAAACAATTAAATAGAACATTATTTACAGAATCTAAAAACGTACTTTTTAAAGCTGAATTGCAATTAGAAATGATTAAAGAAATTTTAGAAGATAGTATAACTTATTAAGACTATAAAACTTATTAAGACTATAAAACTTATCAAGACTATAAAACTTATCAAGACTATAAAACTTATCAAGACTATAAAACTTATCAAGACTATAAAACTTATCAAGACTATAAAACTTATCAAGACTATAAAACTTATTAAGACTATAAAACTTATCAAAATCCCATATCGCTTAATAGTTCTTGATACTTTGCAGTTTCATCTGTTATTTTAGAATCATATGCTAACTCTTCCAAAAAGGATATATATTCTCGTATATATTTAGTCAAGTTACTTGGGTATTTTTCTATTAAAATATTTACAATTTCTGATGTTTTATATTTTGGGTTTAATATTATTATATGCATTATTAGTATATTCCAAGCTGTACATAAACCAGTACCTTTTGGCATTCTTTCTTCCCTTTCTTGAAGTGATTGTAATCCTCTAGGTAATCCTCTAGGACAGTGGTGTTCTGTAAATTTAAATTCATATTTATGTTGATTGTTATTTATTAATTTTGTAAAATAATGATGTACAATTTTTTTAAAATTTTTATTATATATTGTGTATGTTCCATATGGTTCAAAATATTCAATTCTTTTAGTGTTTTTATTGATTATAACTGCATTAAAATGACTAGTATTTAATATCTTATCGTATACTATTATAGGTATCAATATAATATTTATTTTATCGTTATTAAAACATTTAAATATATATTGTTTATAATTTTCATATGGGTCTTCTATCACTAAAGGATTTAAATTAATTGATAAAAGTCCAGGTGTTTTTACGCCTTTATACAATTTATTGGGATAACAAAGATTTTTAGATGCAATTTTTGTTGTAATATAATCAAAAAAAATACCAAGATACTCTTTTGGTACAATATTTAGTTTACTTTTATGTTTTCCTAATCTTGGTTCTATCATTACTATTGTATAATAAAATTAAAATATACAATTTTAAAAATCAATTTTGCAACGTGTAATCAATTTTGCAACATGTTTTCTATAAATGTATTTAAACATCTTTTTAGGTCAGATATGGTTATAGGTTTTGGTATATAGTCATCGAATCCCATATTTAAATATTTGTCTTTATCTTCTCGTAAACAATAAGCTGTGACAGCTACAATATATGGTTTTTGCAAGTTATTAATTGTATAATATTCTAATAATTCTTTTAAAACGGTTTCGCCATTCATTATAGGCATTCTTATATCTAAAAGTATAATATCAAAATTATTAAATTTAGCTAAATCAAGACATTGTTGGCCATTTTCGACAATTTGAATATTGCTAAATCCTAATTTGTTTAAAAAACTAGATACAACCTTTTGGTTTATATATACATCTTCGGCTAATAAAATTCTTATATTTTCTTTTAATTCTGATATATTGTTTTGTGTAATGTATTTGTCTAGATTGATAAAAGATGCACTTGTAGATGAATTATCGGTGTCATTTGGTTGAATTTTATCAAGCTGGCTTCTATTTTGTAACAAATCTATACATACATTTTTTAATTTGGATTCTTTTATAGGTTTTATTAAATGTGTTTTAAAATATTTAGAGTTAGATGCGGTTTTGTCACCTAAACTACTTAATGCAACTAATGGTATTTTTTTATTGTTAAATTCAGGTTGTTCTCTTAATTTTTGAGCAAAAGTCGGGCCATCTAATTTTGGCATACATATATCTATTAAACCAATATCAAATTGTGTTATTTTTGTGAAATACAATGCTTCTTCAGCATTACTAAACGCATATGCTTTCATACCCCATTTGGATATCATACCAGTTAAACTAATTCTATTATGTACGTTGTCATCGACAATTAATACATTTGCATTATACAATACATTTTCGGATAATGTAGATTTATGTATATTATTATTATAAGACGGTTCTGTTTCTATTACAAATGAAAACCTTGAACCACTTGATATTTTACTATAATCTAACCAAATAAAACCATTCATTAATTCAACTAATTCTTTGCATATAGCTAATCCTAAACCAGTGCCTTGATATATTTTAGAGGTAATGTGATTATCAACTTGACTAAATGATTTAAATAGTTTAGCAACTTCGATATTATTAATACCACAACCAGTATCTGTTACATCAAATCTTATATATATTTTTTCTTTAATCAAATTTGATTCTTTAGTTGAATTGGTTTCTTTAATCAAATTGGTCATTTCTTTAGTTGAATCGCTTTCTTTATTATGTTTATTATTTAATGATATAAATTCATCATAAGAAATTTTAAAAATGTTTACAAAAATGTTGCCTTTTTCTGTAAATTTTATAGAATTACTTATTAAATTTAACAAGATTTGTTTTATGCGATTTTGGTCGCCGTGGATAAATTCCGAAATTTCGTTATCGATTTTATAGTTGTATTCTAATGCTTTTTCATAAATTTTTGATAAAATAATATCATTTGTTGATTCTATACATTCTCTTAGATTCATTGATTTAATATCTAATGTAATTTTTCCTACTTCTAATTTAGAATAATCTAATATGTCATTAATTATAGTCATTAAATTAAAAGAGCATTCTTTTATCATGTAAATATAATCTTGTTGATCGGTGTTTAATTTTGTGTCTTCTAATAATGTCAACATACCTATGATACCATTTAAGGGGGTGCGAATTTCGTGACTCATATTTGCTAGGAATATTGATTTATGGTTATATGCTTTTTCGGCTTTTAAACTTTCACTACGTAATTTTATTTCAAGCAATTTATTTTCATGAATATCTTGCAAGGTATACATATAAGAAATGGAATTTTCAGAATAAATACAGGTTCTTTTATTTATCATCCATCTATAATCATTAAATTGTTTGTTAAAAATTCTTACAGTAGATTCACATTCTTTATAGTTTAGTAAAAAATCATTGCATATTTCCAGTTCCTTTTTTATATCTTCAGGATGTACAGAATTTATATATATACTTTTCATATTAGATAATTCAAGTTGAAATAAACACGTTGCCAATCTATTAGCGTATATACATTGTTTTTCCGAATTAAATCGTATTATACAAACTGGAAGATTGTCTAATAATAATGTAATATCTTTATCTATCACATTCAAATAATCCATATGAACGCACCTAATATTAATAAAGAAATAATAATTTAGAAATGTTGTATTAAAAAACAAAGGTGACGTATTGCTTATAATGCAAAATGTGTTTTTGTAATGCAAAATGTGTTTTTATAAAAACATATAGAAAAAAATAAATATTATTTTTTATAAAATCTTTTTTTTATTTTGGTATAATATAAAATGACTACATTTGATTTCGATTTTGAATTAAATTTTACAAATACTTTTGATCCAGCTGTTATTGCTGATGCTGATATACCAGATAAAGAACAAGCTTTTGTAGGGTTAGTTAATACAGAACTTTTAAAAATTGAAAACGTTTTAAATTTATACCCTGGTATAAAAACAATGAGCAGTTTTGCAAAATATAATTTCAGAACATACAAACTTACTTTGACTAAATCTTGAATTTTATTACCGTAATAAAAAAATTTTTTATGATATACATTGAATTATCTTGAATTATCTTGAATTTTATTACCGTAATAAAAAAATTTTTTATATAGTGTTAATAATAATGATATATATAGAATTATTATTAAAATTATTAATCATTATAGGATCATTAAATTACTTGACATCAAGTGTTGTAAATGTAAACATTTTTAAAAAGATTACAGAAAATCATTTCGTATTACGATTTATAGGTATTTTAATAGGTCTAGCTGGGGTATACTTTGCATTTAACAGAGATTTTTATTTGCCATTTTTAGGTCCAACTGTTATACCAGTGACGCTTGCTGCTAAAAAAGTAGATAATTTAACAAATGTACAATTAACAAATCTTCCACCAAATACAAAAGTAATATACTGGGCTGCAAAATCAACAAATGATACAATTGATGATCCAATTACAGCCTACAAAGATTATACTAATAGCGGTATGTCAATATCAAATTCAAACGGTGAATTGATTGTACAAGTAGAATGTCCATCCAAGTATACTATATCTAAATTTAAAGTTTTTACAAAAACTTTACCTAAACATATTCATTATAGATATGAACTACCAGCATATCCTGGTATGTTTTCAAAAGTTTTTACACATAATGTAGATTGTTAAATCCAAACCGGATTTTAAGATCAAGGTGTCCTCTAAATCCAAACCGGATTTTAAGATCAAGGTGCTTTATAATTCTATTTTAAATTGTCTTTGAAAATTTTTTTATATATTTCAGTATCTTTGAAATATTTTTGATCAGGTTTGATTTTCTTTTTTCCCTTTTTTTCAAGTTCTTTTTCCACCTTTTTTTCAACTTCTTTTTCTTCTTTTTTCTTATCAGAGCTATTTAAAATACTAATTGCCTTTGAAGTAATAGTATTTGCACCATTGAATAATTTTTCAAGTTGTGATTTTACTTTTTTAATATTTTCAATAGTTTTATTTATTTCCAATTTTAACAAACCCTTTTTATGCTTATCACTTTCGTTGTTAAAGTCTTTTTGTAATTTACGTAAATCTTTTTTATAATTTACCAATTGTTTTTCCATAGAACCACTTGCTTCACCATAAATATTTAAAAACATACCAATTCCACTCAAACTTTGTTTAACTGACTTATTTTTCTTTATTTTATCAGAAGACGATTCTGTAGATTGATCTAGCATTGCGTTTTCTGAAGAATTTGATTGTTCAATTTGATTTTTAAAAGAATGCAAAGATTCTAGAGAATTTATTATTGAATCTTTTTTTTTTACAGGTGAACTACGGTGACTATGGGAACTACGGGGACTACGGTGACTATGAGAACTACCGTGACTACCGTGACTATGAGAACTACCGTGACTATGGGAACTGTGTAATTTAGATTGATCTTTATGTTTACCAGAAAGTTTTTTTGCGGAAAATCTTTTACGGGACATATATTTTGAGGAATCTTTTTTCATTTTATATTAATTAAAAAACAAAATATTTTTTCATTTGGTACTTAATGCATCCTTGAAAAATTTGCATTTTTTATATTTTTAGTTTTACTTTGATCAAATTGTTCTCTTTCATTTAACATTTGTTGTAAACGTGATTCGAAATCCCTTTCCTTTTCGTTTTTTGTCATGTTATTATGTTGAATTGCTCTTTTTTGAAAAGGTGGTGGGGTATTTGAATTTATATTATCAAACGTTTCTCTTTCTTTTTGTTTTTGAGAAAAATCATCTTTTGATACAGTAGTTGATTCGTCTGGTGTATTTATTTTTTCATCCGGTCTATTTATAAATTTAAAAGATTGTTCTTTAGCATCATGTAACCCAATTTTAGAACCATATGGTGAATATGAATCTGAAAAAGAACCCATTTCATTCGGATTAAACGGTGTTAATTCATTATCGGATTCTTCCCTTTGTGTTACATGTTCTAACCATTTAAAAGCTTCAACTCCAGTCAAGACATATTCGCCTTTATTAATAACAATGGTTGGTACTTCTGTAATTTTATGTTGTAATTGTGATTGAACTGTATAAAAAATATCGGGGCGTTTTTTTGTACTTGGATTTACATCTATGTTTACTCTGATAAATTCTTCATAAATTTCAGGATGTTTCATTAATGAATTTATAAAATTAGTAGAATGTATACAATAGTCACTGAATAACAATATAGGTCTTTCAAACATAATAATACTTTTTATTATTATTTTATTTTCCACTACTTTACGAACAACAATTATATAAGTAAATTGTTTGTTTGATTTAGAAATAAATTATATTTGTATATGAATAATGACGGATATACGTTTAAAAAAAATTACTATACAATCAAATCAATCACCATTAATTATACAAAAAGGTGATGTTGTTATTAGTAATACAACTATAAGCAATAGTATATTTCAAGGATCACTTATTGTAAATGGTGGAATTAGTGTAAATACAACTTATAATGCAACAAGTTCTACAGCAGGAGGAAGTTTAACAATAGGAGGTGGTTTAGGTGTTATGAAAAATGTATATATCGGTAATGATCTTGTACTAGATAGTTCTAATAGTGTTTTTAAAATTAATGGATTAAGTAATGATAGATTATTATTAAACGGTAATAGTTTTTCTCTAAGTCCAGATGGAGTAAACAAACGTTTTTATTTAACAGACACATCTTTGTCTATAAATTTAACAAGTAGTAGTTTAAATTCTTCAACTGGTGCATTATGCGTTGCAGGTGGTGTCAGTATAAATTCTATAGAACGAGCAAATAGTAGTTCAAATGGAGGTGCTTTAACTGTTGCTGGCGGAATAGCTGTTGGTGAAAATATTAATGTAAATAAAGAAGTTGTACTAGGTGAATACAATTCAAATAACAGTGGTTTGACTATTAGATATACGGGACAAGATCAATTTTTGTTGATGGATTCGACCGAGTCTGGATATAGTTCTTTAAATATGATAAATAATAATTTGTTTGTTTCAAATGATGCTAATATAAATATACATACATCAAATGGTGTTGTAAATGTATTAAATGGTAATAGTATTTTGTTAAGTGTAAAATCTGATCACACTGAATTTTCAAAAAAGATTACTATAACTGATACTACGCAATCAATTGATCCCAATACTGCTAGTATATTATTATCAGGAGGTATGAGCATAACTGCTACTATGGATGCGTCTGCATCAAGTGTAGGAGGTAGTTTTACTACATTAGGTGGTATGGCTATTGCAAAACGTATATTTACTGGTGATTCAATTGGGATAGATATATCAAATCATAGTAAGAGAAACAAGTTGGTTTTGTATCAAGATAACTATGATCTATCTCAGACACATAATTTTACAGGGTTTGGTAATATAAATAATAATTCTATTGTATATCAGGTATCAAATACATCAGGTGACCATATTTTCTATGCTGGTGATAGCGGAGTATCTAGTAATGAAATTTTTAAAATACGTGGAAATAATGATGTTGTATTTAGTGGTAAATCACAGGGGTATACTTTTATAGGTGGTGGGGATAATGATTATGCGTTGTCTATTCAATCAAATTTAAATTCAAAAGATTCTAGTTTACAATTTTTTACAAAATCTGGTGATGGATCTGATAAAAATGACATCTGTATATTTGGAGTTGGTACACCAAATAATACAATTGATTCAGAATACATGTCTATAGGTTGGGATTCTAATAAATACATTATTTCAACAAATTCATCTGGTACAGGTATAAATAAAAATTTAGTATTACAATCAGGATACATTGATCAAATTGTATTAAAAAATGATGGGTCAACTTTGATTTCTTCTAATACGACAAGTACGGCAAGTACAGTTGGTGCATTAATTTTATCAAATGGAGGTTTAAGTATCAATTCAACTGATAATTCTACAAGTGTAACTTCAGGTGGCGCTATCACAATTGCTGGTGGTGGTAGTATATATAAAGATATGTTTTTAGGTGGGTCTTTAAAAATGCGGGATATCAGATTACAATCGTCAACTACAAATTCTAGTTATTCATCTTTAAAAATTTCTGGTGCGTTAAATCCAGAAGTAAGGATTGCATCTGATATAAATAATACTCAATATCCGTTTAATTTTACATTATTTAGTTTAGGAGAAAGTGAAGAAAATTCCAATTATGAATTCTTAAAAATAGCAAATGTGGACAATGATGGGTATTCCATATATTCTGATAACAAAGGTAGTGGTAATTTACGTTTTATTAAATTATTTACTGGTAACAATAATGCACAGTTGGTATTGCAAACTTCTGGTAATGTAGGTATTAATACAAGCAATCCTAATTACAAGTTTGATATTAATGGAACATTAGGTTGTAATGACATTGTATATTTTACAAATACGCAATGGAGTGAATCAGTATCAAAAGGTAGTTTATTGGTATTTGGAGGTGTTAGTATACAATGTACTGAAAATGTATCTTCAGAAACTCAAGGAGGGTCACTTAGTATTGCTGGTGGGGTTGGTATTGCAAAGGGGTTAAAAGTTGGTGGTGTTACCACGTTTACAGATGAAACACCATCAACATCTTCTTTGGAAGCGTCAGTTGTAATAAAGGGTGGGCTGTCGGTACACGGTTTTAATGCTACCAATGTGGGTAATGGTGGAGGGTTAACTGTTGTTGGTGGTGGGTCTTTTGGAGGAGATTTGTATGTGGGTGGGTCAATTAACGGAAGTGGCTCAAGTTCTACTACGTTTGCGTATTTAACTATAACGGCAACCGATGAAGCAATAAATTTATCAACGGGATCAATTTTGACGTTTGGTGGTATAACTGTACAATCAGATAGAAATGCTGCAAATGTGTCAAATGGTGGATCTATTTTAACACCTGGTGGTGCAAGTATTGGAAAGGATTTATATATAGGATGTAATAATTATATATACGGTGTTACTAATTATTCAAGTAATTCAGATAATGTTATTAATTTTTATGATAATGTAAATATTAAAAGATTTTCTATAGATAAATCCAAGTCGACTCACGATTTTTCGATTTCTAGATATGATACATTGGGAAATCCTGTAGAAAAAGTCTTGGCTATTTCCAATTCAGACGGAACCATTGTATTTAATAATACAACAAATAGTTCAAGTGATACAACTGCTGCTGTCATAGTAAAGGGGGGTTTAACGTTAGCTAATACAAAAGCGGCAACTAGTTTGCAAAACGGTGGATGTCTTGGTGTAAGTGGTGGTGTGAGTATATCTAAAAATATGTTTATAGGAGGTGATGTTGTATTTTCATCAACGACTCCAAGTATAAATACAAGTACAGGGTCACTTTTAGTTGCAGGTGGAGTTGGTATATCAGGTGATTTAAATGTTTTAGGAAATACGTTAATAGTAGGTAATCTTACGGTAAATGGTCAAACTACATCGGTCGAAACTACAAATACGGTGATTAAAGATAATGTATTGGTATTAAATTCTGGTCCATCGGGATCTACAGATGCTGGGTTTGTTATTCAAAGATATCAACAAGACAACAATTCGGGTGCGGGGGATGTTATTAATGATGATGAAAGTAATATTTTTATATTACCTGATCAATCGGGTATGACGGATGTTCAATTAAAATTAAATATTAATGCAAGTGCAATAAATGATTATTACAAAGGTTGGTGGGTAAAAGTTGGGTCGGGTTTTAGTAATAATCAATCAAGAATGATTTCAAGTTACAATGGTAATACAAAAATAGCAGTTGTTTCATCATCGTGGTTTAATCAAAATCCGAGTATAGGTGATTCGGTTTATTTGTATAACAAGCCGTATGTTGGGTTAGTTTTTAATGAAACAAGTAATGTATTTGAATTTGGTTCTACAACAAACAATCCAAGTGATTTGAATATTGCATTTAGTGATTATTTACCTATACATTTTTCATCTGCGAAAAGCTTATCAACTATACATTCTAGTAGTTGTACTAGTGGTAGTTTTGTCATGTCTGGTGGTATATCTATATCAAACACGTCTGATTCAACATCGGTTTCATCTGGGGGGACATTTACTACATTGGGTGGAGGTAGTTTTGGCAAGACATTGCGTGTAGGTGATTCTTTATATGTAAATGGTGTTAATATACTCCAAATCCATATGATATATACCCTACTACTACTTTTAATATAAATAATAATACTAGCTCTTTAACGGATATTAGTGGTTTAACATTTGATCCAAACGTTTGGGGTTTTGATTTATATTTAGCAGCTAGAATAATTGCTGTAAATAATTTATATGTGAATTTTCATATTAGAGGTGTTAACAAGGGTGGATCGTGGGAAATCATAAAAACATATGTTGGAGATGATACTGGTATAGAATTCGAAATAACAAATAGTGGTAAATTACAATATACAACTCCTAATTATTCAAATTTCGTATCAGGGACATTTAAATGGCGGGCATTTGTTAATTAAAAATTGAAAAAATAATACAAATATAAAAATATACTTTTATAATGAAAAATACGAATGACTTTCAAATCATAAGACGTAACCCTGATAGACTATGTAAAAAAAAAAGAACTTGTATAAAAAAGAATACTAAAAAGAATACTAAAAAGAATACTAAAAAGAATACTAAAAAGGAAAAACTTGAAAATACTAAAAAAGGTAAACTTGAAGCAAAAGTATACGTATTTGATTTAGATAACACTCTTTATTTGCATAATTCTGAAGCTAAATATGCTCAAACATATCATAAAGATGTTAGGTCTTTTTTAATAAAGTTAAAAATGGAAAATAAAAAATTGTATATAGCTTCTCATAATAGAGATCCTTATTGGTATTTAGATATAATTGGTATACGTTATTTATTTGATGATATCATATATGAAAAAAAAGATATGAATTGTCGTTTTAATACGATAGATGAATATACTAGTAAAAAAGATATGCTTTTAGAGATAATGAAAAAAGAAATGTGTACTAGTTCTGAAATCGTATTTTTTGACGATCACGATTATAATATATCACAAGTTAGGAGTTTAAATGTAAAATCAATAAAAGTTGATCCGGTTAAAGGTATTGATTTCGGCATTGATTACAGCATTGATTACAGCATTGATTACAGCATTGATTACAGCATTGATTACAGCATTGATTACAGCATTGATTACAATTAACGCGATGAATCTATTTAAAAATAATTATTTTTTATAATTTACAGGGATAATTTATAAAAACAATGAGTGTATCGAAGAGTGTATCGAAAAGTGTATCAAAAGATGTATTTAAAAGTTCATCTAAAAAAACTGATAAAACGTGTTTAGAATTAACAAAGAAATGTTTTCAAAAATGTTTTTTTGACAAAAATGAATATAATAATATTAACAAATATTTTACAAATGATGAAAATTATGAATGGGAAATAAAGGTATATTTGTATTTGTTGCATAAAAACATAACATTGTTATCATCGAGTAGTAATAAAAAAATATGTTATCAAACTAATGGAACTATACCATTATTTGATTTTCTAAAAAGGGGTGATGATCATTTATTATTAAATGAAATATTTAGTTTTGTAAATAATTTTTCAAAAATGGGGTTTGTACATGGAAATTTACATATTTACAATATTTTTGTAGATGTAAAATCCTTACAATTTTATACAATGGATTTTAGTAATTCGTATATAATTGATCAAGTGCCAGATTATAAAAGAATATCTTGTAGTCACGATTTTTTATTAGATTGGGATATGTATAATTTATACGTTTCATTAAAAGATTTTTATGAAAATGAATACAGAGGTCAACTTTGTGTAAATTCTAAACTTGGTTATTTAGAAAAAATGATAGGGGTATATGTAAAAGCTGATGTATTAAAAAGTTTAAAAGAAGAATCTGATATTATATATTCAAATTATACAAATTCAAAATTTTTAAGTGTAGAATCTAGGTAATTTATTAATGTTGTTTATTTTATTTGGTATAACCGAATGGTTGTTATCGTAGTCATATGGTTTTGTTTTATTATAATCGATGAATTGGGTATTTGTATTAATACCTTTTTTTTTAATATTTTCCAGATAATATAAATGTATAGAATCAGTGACTCTAGATATTAGAACAATGTATCTATTAATGATACTATTAATATAATTGTACATTACATTTGTTTTTGGTACACTATATATAAAATTATGCATATTGTTTATAGTATTAGTTCTTAATTCTAATACTTGTTGTAACATTTCGCTAGTATTAATAGGATAATCTCCATTCGCTTCATAAAAAGCATAGATTTGATTTTTAATTTTTAAAATATTATTGGTTCCTTTTAATAAATTAAAGAATTCGTACTCGTTATATTCGGAAAGTTTTATAATGGAATACAAAAAGTGAATCATATTAGCATCTATATATAAAGAATCTAGTGTATTATCTTGATATATTTTATCCAATTCTTTTTTTGATAATTTAATTGCGTTTGAATTATTGATAACATTCATTTTAGAATCGATATAACTATTTGATTTTTGTTGTAATTTTTGTAATTTAATCAATGTTATATGATTGAAATCATTAACGCTTGAATTTTTTACAGATACATATGTATTAGCTATATATAATGAAAAGGCGATTAATATAATGATAAATCCATAATTATTTTTGAAATAGTATGTAAAAAACAAAATAATAATAATTATTATTGACAAAGTTTCAAATTGTAGTAATTTAGCATATGTGCCGTGTTGATTTAAAAATAAATCTTGTATGTCTTGTAACATAGACTCTTATTATATAATGATTAAAAAAAGATTAAATAAATAATTTTTTAATTACGTTGTTTTAAATTACGTGTTGTTTTTAATTACGTGTTGTTTTTAATTACGTTGTTTTTAATTACGCTTTGTTGTCTTTTACAACTTGTAAAATATCGTCGTATATTTTAAAAATTCGTATTTTATCATTGACTGTTATTTTTTTAATCTTTAATTTATTTTTAATGTATTCTATAAAAAAATCTTTTTCTTGTGTAATTGTATTTTCTTCAAAGTCTTTTTTATCGATTCCTTTTAAAATCAAATGTAATAGTTCTTCGTTAATAATTTTTTCTACATCTTTTGTTATAATAGTCCTGACAGAAATTTTTTTCTTTTTCGCAGGTGTATTGATATTAGTATTGGTATTATCAGTATTGGTGTTGGTATTATCATTATTGGTGTTGGTATTATCAGTATTGGTGTTGGTATTATTGGTGTTGGTGTCATTTTTTACATTTGGGTTTAAAACGAATCCGTTGGTGTCGTTGTATTCTAGATTTTTTACATTTTCGATAATTCCACGTTTGATATTCCAAATATAATTTTTATAAGAAAGAGTTTTATTATCAAAAGATGTTTTTAATAGATTGTATAATGTTTGAAAAGAATTTTGTTTGATATTTTGATCAATGGTTTTGTTTAAAATTAGCTTTTCGATATAATAATTAGAATACGATTCGAATCTTTCTAATTTTTCATTATGTTCGAGTTCTGACCATTTTTTAAAATATTTACCAGTTTGAACAATAGTTATTTTTTTTATAATATTCACATATGTATTATTATATTTTGTAATAAATTTCGGTTTATCGGAAAAATAAGAATACAGCTCCATATTTAAATTTTTTAAAATGTTTTTGTTGAATTTTGATTTATTAAAGATATCTTCGTTGACTGCTTGAAAATCAGTCAACATATTTTGGTAATTTTCATTTTGGATCATTGATTGAATTTTATCAACAGTTTTTTGTATAGAATCTATAGTATTGATTACAATATCATAATTGTATTTTAAAGATATATATTTATGAAATTCAATGTTTGTTTCTGAAAACAAAATGGAAAGGTTATGAATTGAATTCTTGTATCTTTCTTTTAGTTTTTTTGTTTTAATAATTGTATTAACATATTCTTGGATTAATAGAATAGTACTGTTATATAATTCAAATTGTGACTCTGATAAAATATCTTTTGTAAAATTATAAATATCATTTTCTATAATAGTTTTTTGTTTTGATAATTCATTAATTTCTTTATTATTTACAAGTGTTTCGTACAAGTTAAAATACAAAGCACCTTTGTCTGTTTGAGAATCTAACCATTTTATACGTAAATTATACACATAATCAGAAAGATTTTTAGATTGTAAAGATTGTTCATTTTGTGGGATTTCAATATATGGACATAATCCGTATGTTTTTAAAATAGATGTATGAAAAAACAGATATCCTGGTAATTGTTTTGGATCATATTCCAAGTAAATTTTTTCAGAATTTAAATATTTTAAATATTCATTTCTAGTTTCATCACGTTGTTGTTTAGCTTGTTTAGCTTGATCCATAGCAATATGATTATTCCGTTTTTTCGCTTGACTGAATTCTAAATTATCAAGTTCTTTATTTGCCAAAATTAATTGGGTTTTATTTTGTATTTGTATCTTTTCTTGTTTATAAATTTCTTTTAAATTATCATTTAGTACTTTTAAACGGTCCATCTTTTTTTTCTTATCATTATCTAGCTCATTTTGTTCTGATTTATCAGAAGTTGATTTTTTTTTGTTAATAATGTTTTCAATTTCGATTTTTAAATTATCGATTTGATTAACTATATGAGTTTTCTCAAGTGAATCATTCATATTAAATATCTTGTATAATAAAGTTATTTTCAATTTTTTCCGTTATTCAGAATTGTTTTCGTATTTAATTAATTCTATTTTAAAATATTTGCAAAGATTTTTGACTTGATCAATGTCGGTATATTCTCTTTTATATACTACTACTTTTATTTTTGTTGCAGATAATAATTTAAGACATCCCATACATGGGCTAGTGGTAGTATAGAGAATAGAGTCTTCAAATTTACTTTGTGCATATAAAACTGCATTTGTTTCAGCATGTACGACAATTGTTTTTATATGTTCTCTATTAGACCAATCTATATTTGAATCATCCATATTTGCACATACAGAGTTATAGCCGGTACTTATAATACGATTATCCTTTAAAGAAACTAAAACTGCACCAACTTGTAATTTAGGATCCATACTCCTCTTTTTTACTACTTCGGCAATATCCATAAAATATGTATGCCATGGGACTTTTTTTCTTGGTTGGTACATGTATGTTAGGTTTAAATAATTAAAATATATATTATGTTCAATTATTTTTTAAAAAGTAATTTCTTATTGTATAGTATATGATTCCAGATAAATTGTTGATAAATCTAAAAATCATTAGTAAAATACAAAAGAACGGAAGAATAACAAGAAGTTATGATGGTATCATTTCTTTAGAAAATGACGTTTTTTATCAGTCTATTAAGCGTTTTATTTCTAGTGATTCTAGAAAACAAGCTGTTTTTGAAATTAATAGTGTTATAACTGAATGTATAGATTCTTTACATAATATTTTAAATTCAAAATACATGAACAAAAACTTTAGTCAAAGTGATGAATATAGTAAAAATTGTGAATCAATTAGTTTATTATTAAAAGAAATGGATTTAGCAAGAGGTGGAATAGAAAATTTAAAATTTACTTATCAAAATGATCAAAATATAGCATCTCAAATAGACATTATCATATTGAAAATCAATACGCATTTAAAGGATGTGTCTCATAAATTAACATATTACCAATCATTTTTACAAACAACATCTCAATCTTATCCTGTTACTTTTTATTATAATAATACGGATAATATTCAATCGTCTTCTTATCAAAGTTCCAACAATTTAACATCGATTAGAGTAGACGGTGAACAAAGTGTAGAACAAGATGTAGAATACGATGAATAATTAATTTAATCCATAAATTTTAATCCATAAATTTTAATCCATAAATTTTAATCCATAAATTTTAATCCATAATTTTAATCCATAAATTTTAATCCATAAATTTTAATCCATAAATTTTAATCCATAATTTTAATTTCTGTATATTATAATAATGAATATAATTAATATACAGAATCCTGAACCGATTTTATTACAAGAACGTAGTAAAATAACGACAAATCCATTTATACCAAATGAACAAAGGGAAATTGAGTTATCGATGTTGGATAAAAGATCAAATGATATATTGATAAAGAAAAATCAGCAGTCAAAATTCACTAATTTATCTATACAGCAAATAAATGCAAATATATCAAAAAGTGTTATTGAATTAATGGATGATTTGTTTATGAAACCAGAATCCGAGTCGTGGATTGATTACATTAAAGAAATTATGCAAAAGGATGATAGATATAGTTATATAGGTATATTATTAATATTAATAGCGGTATATATGATAATTGTTTACAATTAAAAATGATTTGTTTACAATTAAAAATGATTTGTTTACAATTAAAAATGATTTGTTTACAATTAAAAATGATTTGTTTACAATTAAAAATGATTTGTTTACAATTAAAAATGATTTGTTTACAATTAAAAAAAATTAAAAAATAATAATAAACGTTTATTATTATTATGCAAGTATTGGTTGGTATAGATAAATCAATACCGGTCCATCCGGATAGGAAAAAGATTTATGATAAATTTTATAATTTCTTATCGACAAATGATAAAGTAATAAAGTATGGTTATATAGAAGAAGATTTTAAAAAAATGTCTATAAATATAGAAAGAGGTTTGTTTAATTATGTTTTAGGGTTATATAAATTCAATAATTCAAATGAAGTGTGGAACAATGTATTTAAATTTACATATTTTAATAGAGCCGTTACAATTTATAATAATTTGAATCCTGAAAGTAATGTAAAAAATATAAATTTGCTGGATAGATTTTTATCCAAAGAGTTTAACGAATTTGAATTGTGTGCATTAACACCAAAAGAAATTTTTCCTGAAAAATGGAATGAATTGTATGAAGCTCATTGTGTGGATCGAAATGTAATGAAGGTGATTCCGGAACTACCCGACGGTTTGTTTAAATGTGGAAAATGTAAAAGTTATAAAACTGAATACAACGAGCGTCAAACTAGATCAGCTGATGAACCTACTACTAAATTTTGTTATTGTCATAATTGTGGTCATAGATGGAGATTTTGCTAATTGTAAAAATACATTTAAAAATACATTTAAAAAATGAATTTAAAAATAATAATTTTATAATTATAAAAATGTCAAGTAACAAATCCGATGATGCGAATTTTGAAAAAACACAATATAAAAAAAAATCAATTTATCTTTTAGAACAAGATATTAAAAATCTAAAAAAAAGGATGAATAGTCCCAAAGTAGAATTAATTGAATGTGGTTCAATGTATCATATCAAGATGGAAATACCAGGCGTTGATAAAAACAGTATCAAAGTTCAAGTTAGAGAACATCAAGTTGTATTAATTTCCGGTACAAAACCAAATGTGCAAATTGAAAATTCAAAAGTTATTTATAAAGAATATACATGTGGTGATTTTATGAGACGTGTTAAATTACCAAGTGTTATTAAATATAGACATTATAACTCTGATAATATATCTTGTATAGATGGAGTTTTAAGTTTATCATTTGAAAAATCAAATAATTTGCAAAAAACTGACGATGTAAAAAAAACTGACGATGTAAAAAAAACTGACAATTTACAAAAAGTGGAAAATGTAGAATATGATACGAATAAAGATTGGCACGAAATGGTTTAATGTTGTTTAATTGTATCGTAGTTCATTATTTTTTATAACAATATATTTTAAATCGATTTCTTGATCATTTATCCTTTCATAAAACGATTCAAATTTGGGAAACGATTTGGTTATAGGTTTAACAAAATTTTTATGAAATTTTTTCTGCATTGTTTTTAATTTATTTAATTTATGTATCAATAATTTATCCTTTCCTAATGCATCATATAATAATAAAACTTGTTTGTTAGCATCATTGTCAGATGCAACAATAATAACGTGTACATTATTATCAATTAATTCTCTAATAATATTAAACTCTTTTTGATCATTAATACTATTGTTATCAATTATATAAATAGTTCTACTCTGATTTTCTTTTATACTTGACAAATCCTTTTTTGATATATGTTGTTTAACTTCGAAATTTGTAAAATATAAATATGGATTTTCCAACAACATTTGTTTAAACATCTTTTTATTTTCAACCGTTGTAATAACATGAATATTATTATCATATATAGTATTAACATTCCTCATTAAACTAAGTTTATAAAGAAAATCACTTAGAAAATTCAAGTTGTCCTTTTTATTTTCATTTATTATCATTATATTTTTTTTATAAAATTCTGAAGGTTTCAATATATATTTTTTTAATGTAGTAGTATCTTTGTTTTCAATAATTTCTCTATTTGAATACACTTTTTTATGATTACTTGAAGAACTAGACGAATCATCTTCTTTTGGTGATTCTTTCGATGATTCTTTCGATGATTCTTTTGATGATTCTTGTGATGATTCTAGTGATGATTCTAGTGATGATAGTTCTGATGTAGTTTCTGACAAGTATTTTTTTGGATTCTTTGAATTTTTGTCCTCTTGCAAATTCTTTTCTTTTAAATTTAAATTTTTTACTTTTTCAGGTTTAGGTTCTCTTTCTTTTTCAGTATTTTTAGTAGGTTTCTCTGTTACTGATTCGCTTTTAGGTTCAGGTTCTTGTTCAGGTTCTTGTTCAGGTTCTTGTTCAGGTTCTCTTTCAGGTTCTCTTTCAGGTTCTCTTTCAGGTTCTCTTTCAGGTTCTCTTTCAGGTTCTTGTTGTTCTAAGCGTGTTGTAGTTTGTGTTTCTTGTTCTAAGCGTGTTGTAGTTTGTGTTTCTTGTTCTAAGCGTGTTGTAGTTTGTGTTTCATATTCTGGATTGTCTCCCCTAGTTAATTGTGATTCGGTTTCAGTTTGCGTATTATTTCGGTGATTTCTAGATTTTTTAGAAACAAAAAATGTACTGAGTAAATCACTAATGCTGTCCATTAATAAAAATAGCAAATATAAAAACGAATTATTTTAAACGACTTTTTTAAAATTTCCAAATTGAATTCCAATAATGATTTAAAACATTAGATGTATTAGGATAAATTTTATCAAATATGTTTCGATAATGCATATCTTCTTTTGTATTAGGTTTAGGGTCATTGATATGATTTAAACAATTAAAAAAATCTATATCGGTATAATATGTATCATAATATTTACGTAAACGTAATGGTAATTCATTTATACTAGAATTGATATCTTGTCTTGGTGACCAAAGTATATCACGATCTATAAAAAAATCTTGTGAATCATAATCATCAAATGCTTTACGAATGATATATTTTTCAATAGGTTCCTTTGAAAAAGATGATATTTGTGGACGTTTTAAAAGTGGGTGTATTGTTAATATGTATTCAACAAAATTTTTGTCAAGAAATGGGTAACGTATTTCTAAACCCATATTTCCGGAAATTTTATCAGATCTTAATAATTCATATTTACTGAGATTATTTAATAAATCTACACTTTTAGTTTGAAAATCGGAATCGTTTAAATTAAACAATTGTTTGTATCCGCATAATTCGTCTAAACCTTCGCCACTTAATAAAACTTTGACATTGGTTTTTTCACGGATGTATTTTAAAAGAAAAAACATTGGTATACTTTTTTGAATAGTTTTACTATCAAATGTTTCAAGACATTCAATAATATTTTCAATTTCAGATGCAATCAAATCAAAATCCATTATGTTGATTATATGGTGATGTATATCGATATTATAGTTTTTTTCCAATGATTCTACGTGTTTAGTTGCATTAATAACATCTCTATTATTAGAATCGCCTATTGTAAATACATGTAATGGCATTTCTTGAAAATTATAATTTGTATTACATAAATAATTTACCAAGATACCCAATATAATACAACTATCAAATCCACCTGATAATAAAACACCAACATTTTGATGAGACAAATCAAAACGTGCACGTACATTATTAATTACAAGTGATTTAATAGTATTATATAAAGATGATATCGTTTGTGGATCTGGTTTGTTTATAGTACATAGATCCAAATTTTTATACATTGAAAAATTATTATATATCAAAAAATCATTTTCATTTTTATCAATTATAGAATTTTGATATGACCAATAGGATCCTGGTGGTATTTCTTTTACAATATAATCTGGGCTATATAACAATTCCTTTGGTACACCTTTAATTTCACTGACAAACATGTAAAAAATTTCATTTTTTGGATTCTGTTTAGGTGCATATTTTATCATATATAATGGTTTTGTACCAAAACAATCTCTTACAGCAAAAATATTTATGTGCTTTAATTGATATGTAGTAGTATTTTCTGTTAAAATAAAACTATAATCGCCATTTAACTCGTCTAAACAAGATTCTAACCCTTTATGTGTATCATTTTCAACTTGAGAATGTTTTATATAAAGTGGCATTATAATTTCAACATCACTTTTTGATTGTAAATCTTTATCGTTGAAATTATGCTTTTCGACTAATTCATTATAATTATATATTTCACCGTTACATAAAAGTTTTCTTTTAGGGCGCATACGTAATTCGGGATATTTTTGTATTTTATGAATAATAGGGTCATCAAATGGTTGAGATCCATCTAATGAAAGATCATTTACACTCATTCTATGATATCCGTAATGAAAACATAATGGTTTATATTCGGCAATTTCTCGTTTGCTTAAATTTGCCGCAATTTGATTCATATTTACTTGATTAAAAGTAGGAGATCCTTCTAAAACAACTTGAGTATCGTCCTGGCCTCTAGATTTCATTTTCATGAATGATTTTGTAAAGTCTATATTTATAGGTGGATTAGACATATTATAAAATAAAAAAGATATCCCACCCATTTTGTATTTGTATTTTTATTTCTTTATTTAAAATATTTTAAATTAAAACGTATCATTTAATTTAATGAAATATGAAAAATAATATTAATGTAAATATCTTTATACGGTTTGTAAAATATATTTTCAAATTTATATACCATTTATACAACATTCCTATTAATTATCACAATAAAAAAGTTTTATAAAAAATAATTATACCGTTTTAATTGTCATATCGTTTTTAATTGTTATACCATTTTTAATTGTTATACCATTTTTAATTGTTATATCGACTTTTTATTATGTATACCATTTTTAATTGTTATATCGACTTTTTATTATGTATACTATAGGCATTTTCGGGGATATTAATTAAAAATAAGTATAGTATAAGCGCACATAACATTCAAGATTGCCATAAATTTTAGGGCTGGGTGTCTAGGTGAAAAATCGCCATACCCGACTGTAAACCAAGTTATCGAGTTAAAATAAAAAATATCAAAGAAATCTAAATGTTTGTTATGTTGATCGTAACCTGCTGGTGTATTCCAATGTTCGACATCGGATAAAGTTAACCATATTATTAAAGATATAAATGTTGTTATGATAAAATACAATGAAAAATTTGTATACATTTTATTAAAATTATAATTTTTGTTAATTAAAATTTTGGGGTTAATCATATATTATATATAAACATATTATATATAAACATATTGTATATAAATAAATTAATTTGTTTATATATAATTTGTTTTAAAGGTAAGTATATATTATATATAATGAAAGTGTTTGCAAAAAAAGTGACAGCTTTAAAATATTTAAAACCAAACAATATATTATGCAATGACAATATTAAAAAATATTTTATATTAAATAATTATTTATCGTTTAAAAATTTGATACTCAATAGCTGTGTAAACAATACAAACCCTAGTTATTACGAGTTTATAAAAGAAGACAGTACATTAAAATATTTTCTAGACATTGAAATTTATAAAGATAAACACGATGAATACAACGATCCTGAATTAATTAAAAAAATTTGCGATACAATAAAACAAAAATTTAATGAAATGTTTTCCATAAATGATGTGCGTTTTATCATATTGGAATCACATAATTCGATAAAATTATCATATCATATCATTGTTATATCGTCAAAGGATGATAAGGTTATTTATTTTAAAAATGTAAAAGGTTTCAAGAATTTTACAATAAACTTATTTCCGGATTTAACAAATAAAAAAATTATAGATGTTTCAGTGTATAGAGAAGGGTTATTTAGAACTTTTATGAGCACGAAATTTGGTGAAGCGAGACCATTGGTAAAAAGTGAATTAGGTGATGATTTTGATTTTTTAGATACATTTGTATGTAATTGTAGTGAAAATTGTGAGATTAAAGATGTGGGCGAAAATATTGAAAATATTGAAAATTGTGAAATTAAAGTTGTATGTGCGCAGAATAGACTAACAAAGGATGACAAGGATGTAATTAGTCATTTTGTTAGAAAAAATTATAAATACAAGTTAAATGACATAAGAGAGATTATAATAGATGAAAAACTTAATTGTATAGTTGTTATTTTAAATGATAAATTTTGCTACAACATAGACAGAGAACATGTATCAAATCATCAATATATAGTCATAGATACATATAGTTCTAAACAGAAATGTCACGATATAGAATGTAATGAATTCAAATATGAAGAAATTAAAATAAGGGATTTTCCTAAAGAATTAAATGAGATAATATTAAAATGTCTTAGGGTAAACAAGATTGAACAAGAACTGATTCAACGGGCGATTAAAGAATGTAAAGATTATATATCTGAAAACTTTGATACAAATCTGCAAGAAATACAATTTGACAAAAAGGAAATGGTATTTAGGGGGGATGTTACTGGTAATTTATTGATGAAAATGAGTGGAAAATGTCCTGAATGTAATGTAGAACATCAAGTATCGGATAATGGTTATTGTTTAAAGTGTAAAATATGTAAAAGTATATTTCCAAAGAATACATTAATTCCTGTATCGGATAAATACAAGCATTTGAATAATTTTTTTATGAATTATAATCAATTAGTAAATAATGGTACAGTAAATATAAATATACAAAATAATTATTACAATAGCGAAGAAGATTTTAGTTGCGATGTACAATTGGATAATTGTATTTTTAAAAATAAAGAAATGACAAAATTATTTAATCAAGTGTTAGATGGTCATAAAGTAATAAAAATAAGCGAACTGTTACATAAATTAGAAATAGATTTCAAATATACAAATGGGATGTGGTATTATTTTAATGGATGCATATGGAGATCGGATAAAGAATCACTTGAACTTAGAAAAAGAATTCTAAAATTATCAAATCATTTTAATACAATTAGGTCACATTATGAGAATCAAGGTGGTGAGTCAAGTACTATTTTAGTTAAAAATATTAAAAGTTTAATAAATAAATTGTACAAACCGGGTTTTGAGGAGGAAATTATTAAAGGTGCGAAAATGTATTACAATGATGAAAGTTTTATAAAAAATTTAAACAGTAAAAAGCATCTTGTTCCATTCAATGATGGTGTGTACGATTTATTAGATAATAAATTTAGAAAAACAAAAAAGGAAGATTATATTAATTACACGGTCAATTACAATTATGATGAAAACAAGACTGAAAATAAAGAAGTTTATAAATTTTTAGAACAAGTGTTGCCAAATAGTGGTGTTAGAGACTATGTTTTAAAAAAAATGAGCGAATGTTTAAACGGTGATATTCCCAATACAAACTTTTTAATGTTTATAGGTGATACTGGTGCAAATGGTAAAAGTCAATTGCTCAATTTAATGAAGTTAACGATGGGTGATTTTGGTGAAAAGGTTGAAGTTACACTTTTAACACGAAAACGTAATAATGCAAACGAAGCAAATTCTGAAAAAATCAAATTAATGCATAAACGTTTTGCATTTTTAAGTGAACCGGAAGATGGTGAAAAAATAAACATTGGTTTGCTTAAAGAATTAACCGGGAGTGAAGAAATTGTTGCCCGTGGATTATATCAAGAAGCTATTAGTTTTGTATTAGAAGCAAAATTATTCTTGGCCTGTAATGAATTACCTGAAATCAAGGGTGAAGATACTGCTTTATGGAGACGTATTCGGGTTATTGATTTTCCATCAAGATTTATAGATGATCCAAAAGACCCTGGGGAATATAAAATAGATCGTACACTTCCGTCAAGAATGCGCGAAGACGTTACATGGAGACAAACTTTTATGAAAATTTTATTAGATTATTATTTTAAAGATATCAAAGAGCCTATTGAAATACAAGTCAAAACAAATGAATATAGGCAAGAAAACAATGATTTTTATAATTGGTTGGAAGAAAATGTTGAACATAAAAAAGATTGTTTACTTCAAACAAAAGATGTATGCGAAATATATTTAGGTAAACTAAAGATTCATTCAAAAGAATTAAGTAAATATAAAAAGGAAATAGAAAAATGGATAAAAGAAAAATTTAAAAATGTTATAAATTGGGAATATTCTACTGTAAAAATAGGTGATAAAACTTATAAAGGTTGGAAAGATATATGTATCAAAGAAGATTGATCACGTTTTTTTAATAACAATTTAATTTAAAAATTGAATTCAAAAATTGAATTTATTTTGATAAAGCGAATAAAATATAGCTTTAATGAATTCCGAAAACGATTTACTAAACGATAATGAAATATTACACCATGATCCATTATTAAAGAAAATTGAGCAAAATTTAAATATGGACCAAAAAGATATTTTTATAAAAAATTTTTATTGTTATTTGAATACCGATAAAAAAACAGATTTTGTTATTGATTTTGATCAAATATGGGAATGGTTAGGGTTTTCACAAAAGGATCATTGTAAAGTTGTATTGGAAAAATTTTTTAAAAAAGAGATAGATTACAAGATAAATTTACATAAAGTTGAAAGTCAAAACAAGGAACAAATTTTACTTACAGTTAATACATTTAAAAAGATTTGTCTAAAAAGTAATACTGAAAAAGCATATGAAATACTTGATTATTATATAAAAATGGAAGAAATTATGATGGAATATAAAAAAGAACAATTTGAATTACAATTACAAGCGAAAGAACAAGAGTTAATACATTACAAAGAAAAAACATATGAAGAAATACAAAAAACTGGGCACGTTTATGTAATTAAAACGGATGGTGGTTATAAAGTTGGAAAAACAAAGGATATTAATAATCGTGTAAAAGGATTACAAACAGGAAATGTTAAAAAAATAGAAATGATTCTTGATTTTAAAACGAGTAATTCGGATTTATTAGAAAGGGTTGTACATTATATATTAGATAGATATCGTTGTAATTCAAATCGTGAGTTTTTTGATTGTAATATTGATTATATAAAAAGTATAGTTATGATTTTAGGTAATACTATTGATACATTAAAATCTACATATCATCATATTTCCAAAGAAGAATTATCAGAAAAAATCAATCAACGTGTTGGTATAAACATTAACGATGATCTTTCTGGGTATAATTTTAATTTTTATAATTGGTTGGATAAAAATATTCAATATAAAAATAATAGTTTATTGCAATTAAGTGAAATTTGTAAACTTTACTCAAATACATTAAATATCCATTCTAGTATATCAAGTAAATATAAAAAGGAAATTGAAAATTATATTAAAGAAAATTATAAACAAGTCAAAAGTGAATATGGTGTGGTAAAAATAGGTAATAAAACCTATAACGGTTGGAAACATTTATGTATAAAAAATTTAAATTAATGGTTTTTATGGAGTGATTTCAGTAGTTACCTCAAGTTACCTTTACGGTTACCTCAATCGTGGTCGTGGTTACCTCAAAAACCCCAGTTACCTCAATTTTTGAAAACTTTTTTATAATTCTTATTATTATCATTATTATTTTATTTTTACAGAAAGTTTATTAAAAAAGAGGTAACTGAGGTAACCAAACCATAATTGAGGTAACTTTTGAGGTAACCGAAAGGTAACTGAGGTAACCTTACCATATTTAATACGTTTTTTTAAAAAAGGTTAAAAAAAAGTGTCAAAAACTGTTAAAAAAATTTGTCAAAATGTCAAAAACTGTCAAAAATGATTGTCAAAGTGTCAAAAATTGTTAAAAATGATTGTCGAAAAGTAAAAAAGTGTCAAAAATGATTGTCAAAATGTCAAACTGTTAAAAAAATTTGTCAAAATGCCAAAAAGTGTTAAAAAAATTTGTCAAAGTGTCAAAAATTGTTAAAAATGATTGTCAAAAAGTCAAAAACTGTTAAAAAATTTGTCAAAGTGTCAAAAAAATTTGTCAAAAAGTCAAAAAAATTTGTCAAAGTGTCAAAAATTGTTAAAAATGATTGTCAAAATGTCAAAAAGTGTTAAAAAAATTTGTCAAAGTGTCAAAAATTGTTAAAAAATTTGTCAAAAAGTTAAAAACTGTCAAGTTTGATTATTATAATATTGTTGAATATCAATTCTTTTAACAGAATGATGATAATTGTTACTAATCAATACATCGATGTAATATCGATTATATATATCCATTAATTTTATAATATTTAAATTTGCGTTTGGGCTTGTTATATACGCCCAATAATCACTAAAATAGGGTATTTTATTTTTAAATAAAAGTTCGAGTAATTCGTAATATTCGTTTTTTATAATAATTTTTAAATATTTTGTATAAAAATTGTAATTTAATCTATGATATTGTTTTAAAGCTGATAATGCACTATTATCATTAAATGGAACTATTGGAAAATTATTTTTTAGTATAGCGTATGAAATAAAATTTTTATTAACATTGCAAAATTTTGAAATTTCAAGATTTATACCACATATATTTTTGATATCTTGTAAAGTTTTGAATTTTGTAATAACGTTTAAAAATGAATCTTTATCGCGATTAAAAAACTGTTGTATGTTCATTTATAAAACTAAAGATTTAATAAATATTCATTTTTATTTTTATAAAATTGATAAAATGTTGATAAAATACAAAATTTTTATAAAATTAATTATAGATATAAAATTGATAAAATAAAACGATATCTAATAAACTTCCAGACATTGAGCCAACGATCCATTGTAAATTTGATATTAAAAATTCGTTTTCGTGACCGATATTGTCACACATATTGACTAAAATGGATAATAGAAATAAATAATTAGCTATATTTAATATTACAAATGAATATACTGATAACCCATGTGTTGATTTTCTGTTATAATTTAAATGTATTTGAGGAATCCGTGAGCCTATAAAAATAAGAGTTGTTAACCAAGCTACTACGTCTGCTAAAAGGATTGATTGATATAAATCAAAATAAAAATAAGTGCTTAGAATAATTACAGATAATGTGCTAGAAAATATAAAAATCTGTTCGTTTTGTGTTAATAATAAATAGTTGTAATAACCAACGGCACGTTCGTTAGATGCACGTTCGTTAGATGCACGTTCGTTAGATGCACGTTCGTTAGATGCACGTTCGTTAGATGCACGTTCGTTAGATGCATCTTCGTTAGATGCACGTTCGTTAGATGCATCTTCGTTAGATGCACGTTCGTTAGATGCATCTTCGTTAGATGCACCTTGCTGTGTAACTCCGTCGACGTCCAAGATAGGAGAATAATAGAAATCATTAAAATACAGTTTGTATTTTTTGTATCTGTAATAAATAATTTGAGCAGTGAAAATGATTCCTATAATTATATGATATATTGCTACATAAACAACGATTTTTGAAATTCCTTTGACTTGTGCAGTCAACATACTTAGATAATCGCCGACCAACCATAATAGGATTAAAAACAAACTAACGGCGTCAGAATCTTGGGCCTTATAATTTTGATACAATTGGGGGACTAACACGAAAAACCAGACTACACTTGACAATAACCCTAATGTGTTGGAAATTGTTTCGCCACTTGTAACACAACTCATTTAATTAATAATTAAAACTTGTTAGTTTTAAATTCAAATAGTTTAAATTGGTTTAAGAATTTTTAAAGGTTTATCATAATCCATATCTCTTAATTCCTCTGTAACCTTTTCCAATAAATATTGGTCTTTATACATTGATAGTATTACTATATATGGTGGTAAAATAGAATGTTCTTGAATTTCTTTGTATACAATACCTGGTTCCAATATAGCTAATTGTAAGTTTTCGAAAACATTTTGTATACAAAATTCTTTATCTATAAATAAATAATAAGTAATCATTTATATATTAATTAAAAAGATTTTTTTAAATAGTAACCTTCAACTAATAAATGAGGATACAATTCTTTTATAGTTTCAATGAATTGTGTAATATTTAAGCAATGATATTTTTTTTCAACAAGTGGATTTTGAATAATGTCGGGGTGAAATATTTTATAAGCACCACAGTCTTCGTGATCTACTACTACTATTTTTTTTATATCGTGTAATTTTATTGCTAAATCTATATGGTTTAGTAAAGTCAGTTTCCAGGATGTATATTCGATTTGATTAAATCCTAAACTAGCTCCAGCTAAAATAGTATGATCAAATGCATCTATACAACAATCTTGTTTTAAAAATTCTATAGTTTTATCTATAAATCTATAATCTATGCAGGATAAAACAAGACCCAATTTCTTATCGTGTTGTAAATCTTGATTTTTTATTAAATCGACATCCGGTATAAATTTTATAAAACATTCTTTTTGTGGATCGTGTACAATATGCATAATTTATACATTGTACAAATAAAAAAAATACAAATAATAAATAACAATTAACATATATTATGTACAAATAAAAAATACAAATAACATTATGCACATATAGATGGAAATATACAGGTGGTTGGACACAAGTTTAAATTGTTTTCTTTTAATGATTTTTCAGTTGATTTTAAATTTTCTATAAATTTATCGTTTAGTTCATCGAGTTTTTTATAATTAAATTTGTAATTAATATCGAGCAACATTTTACTAGTTTCATTGAAATGTGAATATGAAAATGTATTATTACTGGTTTGAGTGTGATATATTTCGTATTGATTATTAATAACTGAATTGACATCAGTATCTTTTATATGATTAGTTAAGCGAATGGATGCTGATAAAGCATTTATTCCAACCCAAAAAGTATAATGATCAGAGCTGTGTAAAATTGATACATTATGGATAAAACTTGATAAAAATTTAATCATTCTATATTGGCAAGATTTTTCTGGTGAAAACCAGCGTCCTACAAATTTAGATTTTACATATTCTTCAAATTTTAAAAATTCATTTACATCAATATATGGTGTTATTTCAGTAATAAAGTTTTCAATTACTTTATAATAAGCCATGCAAAATCTATGATATGGTATATTGATATCGAAATCACCGTTTTCATAATTATAACGTTCAAAGAAACAAATATCAGTATCACTATGTTTACCATAAACTTTATCATATTTTGCTACAATTCCATCGTGAATACCGCCTAAAACACTATCTTTATAATCAAATGGAAATGCAAATGTGGGGTTACTGGGTTCCCAATTAGTTGAAGCTGGATTCCAAAGGGCTTGATTGTTGATATTGGATGTATATTCTGTATGTACTTTTAATATTTTATGCAAGACAGATCCTTCATTTAATATTAAATTAACACTTTCACTAATTACGCAAGGCATATGGAAGTGTACCCATGAATGTTGACCTCCGATTGTAGCAGTTAACCCAATTAATGAAAATGTATGAATCAAGGCGGCCTCAAATAGGGGTGATTTGTTATCATATGTATTATTTTTATAATCTATTAATTTGATTTCAAACGTTTCAATATTAAAAAGAAATTTGACTATATCTGGTGCTATATACGGATATTTATAGTATCTTGAATTTTTCAACCACATACCGTAATCAAAGGGTTCCTCCCCCCATATATACCAGTTACCCGATTGTTTTTTTATAGTGTTGGCTTGTTGTGAAGATATGATCCATTTTATTAAAGTTTTATTATCTGGCAAAACAGATTTAAAACGACACAGATTACGCAAAGCTTTATTTTGAGATATACCTAAAGCTAAAGGAAAGTTATAATTTACTAATCTATTATTTGCAAAAGGTATATCCTGATCAGTCCAAGAACTTGATGAAAAAAATAACCCCGCGCGTTTCTTTAAAATACTACTTTGATGTTTTTTATCTTTATCAAATAATGACATTATTTTAAATATTTCAAATTTTGCACAAGTTGTTATATATTTAAATGTGCCATAAGTAAACCAATGAAGCATCCATAATATTTTTTCATCAGTCTTTAAAGATGATCTTGTTTCTAAATTTATGTCATCATCTTTTCTCATATATGTTTCGATAGGTAACCCCTTAATAACTATTTTAGTATATTTTATATATGTGCTAAAGTAAGATGGCATATTTATAATATATATCAATAAAAAAATAATAGATTAAATTATATTTTTTTAGAAACACTCTTTTTTGATGAAACCTCCTCACCATGTGTTTTTTAAAATACTTGGCATAATATATGAAAATACGCAGGTTTATATTTAGCGATAATGTTAAATATACCTTCTGTCATTCCTGGAAGCGTTATAAGATTCCAATATTTAGCAAAATATGGTAATAAACGATCTATATCAATTATATTATTCACGATACAAAGCTCAAATAGATGATAATAGTCTTTTTTTATTATGTATTCTATTGGACCATCTGCTATTCTTTCGTATTCAATATATTCAATATTGATTTTACATTTAGATACGTACTTTGGAAAAAGTGGGTAAAAAGTTTTAACATCGCATATTTGATCATAGATAAGAACTTTATCGTAATTTAAACAATTTGGAAATCCAGGAATTTGTATACGTTTTACTAACCATATTTTATTATCTTTACATAACTTTGCAATTTTTTTATTACTTTTACATACATTTATATAATCCTCAATAGAAACATTTGATATTATTTTTAAAATTAATTCATTTGGAAGATTTTCTAAACTATTCATTTTATATAATAAATAAATTTATTATTAAATTATAATTTTTTAGAAACGCGTTTTTTAGAAATACGTTTAGAAATACGTTTTTTAGAGACACGTTTTTTAGAGACACGTTTTTTAACAATGGGTTTTTTAGAGACACGTTTTTTAGAGACACGTTTTTTAACAATGGGTTTTTTAGAGACACGTTTTTTAACAATGGGTTTTTTAGAGACACGTTTTTTAGAGACACGTTTTTTAGAGACACGTTTTTTAGAGACACGTTTTTTAACAATGGGTTTTTTGGCACCACCACTACGTTTTTTAGAGGCACGTTTTTTAGAGACACGTTTTTTAGAGGTGCGTTTAGAAATACGTTTTTTGACAATGCGTTTTATAATAGATCCTCCACTAATTGGTTTGATATTATAGAGATCACTATAGTCTAATTCGGGTGGGTTAAAATCAAGTGATATTGGTAAGTGTTCTTTTTTTTTTGAAACAATATTTATGTTGCTTGGTATTTTTGTTGTTACGTATTTTTGTAAATCGGTATTAAAATAGGTAACTTCTTTCATATCTTGTTCGGGGTCTAATTTATCAGTTTTTAAAATTTGTGATTTACGGCGAGAACCTAATGTTTTTTCTTTATTTAAAAAATTTTTAACATCTGCTTCTATAAGTAAAGATTTTTGTTGTTCATCCATTCGTTCAATATATTGAGCTGGTGTTTCACCGTGTTTTGTAATAAACTGGACATATTTAGGTAGAGTTTTTAAAGTTAATGGAGCTGGTTGTATTTTAGGTAAACTACTTGTGTAACTCATATATAAAAAGTAAATAAAATAATTTTTTGATCAAGATACGTAATTTGGTTTAGTAAAATGTATAAAAAGTGGACAATATTCCAAGAATTTACTTAATTCTTTTGGAGTTGTATAATTGTCTAATTTATGGACGCAAAATGTGTTATTAATGTAATGTGTATGTGTGCAAAATTTTGTTGCAAATTCGTCTAATCCGACGTTATATATTTTATCATTGTTATTTGCGTTTAATGTTAAAAGACCGACTACGAAATATAAATCTTCGCCATAAGATCTAAAAGAAAGATTTTCATTAAAATCTTGAGTTGGTAATGGTGGAAATTGTTTTAAAACGTCAATCATTGATTTGATGTTACGAAAAGAAAACCCGCCATTAAAGCATTGATAATCAGAGTAATTATGTAATCCCTGTGTTTCTTTCCACCACCATTTAAATGGTGTATATCCGCCTATAAAGTCATAATGTAAAAAGTCTTCTATTTTATATGGTGAATTTATGCAAAGGCATCCGTCTGTTTGTATAGATAACAAGTGAGTAAAATCGGCAAAGTGATTCCAAAAATTGATATCTTTCCATAAATCATTATGTTCCTTAGCTGTTAAATTGTCTATTTTTAAAGAGATAATTTTAATAAAGGGTGTGTTTTTGTAAAAATTTGTATAATATAAATAATGTGAGGCTCCGCAAAAAAAGAAAAGTGTTCTTGCGGGTAAAACAATATGAAAATTTTCAATCAACAAGTGAATATTACTTAATTTTCTGGGTTCGACTAAAACACCGCATATTTTTGGGAAATTATTAGAGTTAGTCATATGTATACAAAATACTATTGTAATAATATATATTCATTTTTTTATTGGTATTTTTTATTTTTACCATTTTATTTTTACCATTTTATTTTTACAATTTTATTTTTACCATTTTATTTTTACCATTTTATTTTTACAATTTTATTTTTACCATTTTATTTTTACCATTTTATTTTTACCATTTTATTTTTACAATTTTATTTTTACCATTTTATTTTATAAATATCATTGATTGAATCGTAATCGATAGTATAATTCATTTTTAAAAGAATATTTTTATTATTGGATGAAATTGTTTTCATATCTAAAAAATGTTTATCGTACGCTTGTTGAATATAATTTGTTATGTATTGAATCTCGTAAAAGTCTTTAGTTTGTAAAACAGGAATATCAATATTCAAAGTAGATTGATGTTCTGATTCTAAAAGTGGAGATCTTTCATTACCTGTATTAACTGTATTACCTGTATTACTAAAGAATTTTTTACCCATTATTATAAATAAATGAATTATACCGTTGCTTTGTATTTCATTTATAAGTGGTAGAATTTCACTAATTGAAAATAGTAATCCAGCAGTTATTGTTAAATAGATATCCATATATTTTAAAAAAATAAAATATATTTAAAAAAAATGCGATAATAATCCCTTTCGATTTTATATTTTTGTGATTTTATAATTTTTTTTGATTTTCTAATTTTTTTTGATTTATTTATTATACCCAGATAGTTCCAAATGTCGGCCAACCGACGGTTATTCCGCCGACAGCCACATCGCATTTGATAGATCCTACAACGGTGCCTGTAACAGGGGCAGTTAGGTAAGGGAGAGTTACTGTATAAGGTGTTGTTGGTGAAATTTTATTAGAATTAAGATTCAAGAGAGGTGTAGTAATAGGAATAGTATCAGTAATACGGCATCCTCCACCAATAATTGCATTAGGTGGCACTGCCCCACCTAAAGTAGTAACAGATAATGCAGGTGGGGCAGGTTTCCACCACATTTGAGTGCTATCAGTACATACCCCAGAACCATAAATTTTACAAAACCAACCCCCTGGTGCTTCCCAACCATAAGTTGCATATTTACAACCAGTTGTTCCGGTACAAGTTGTTTTACAAAATGTTGCAGCACTATTGATTGATGTAATATCTGCCAAAGTTACATCTATTTTATAGCTAAATCCGCCGATAAAATTTTTAGCAGCATCAATATCAGTTGCTTTTAATGTAACAATCCAAGATGGTTCTGGAATTGCAGCTGGTACAAATCCACCAAGAAAAAATAATGATTTTTGAGCAGCTGCACAAAATCCTCCATATTTTACTCTAGATGTACCCAAATTAATAGTTACCATTTCACCTGAACCTACTGTATTTGTACTCCAAGAAGTTGCTGGTAAAGAATTAATATTTGGTATGTGCCAAACACCATTATTAGCATTTAAAATAGACATTTCAATATCACAAAATGACGTACCGCATTTTTTAGGTGGAGCAGGTGGCGCTGGGGGTTTTACTCCACCTGCACGTTTGACTAAAACTGGATCAGCAACAACTGCAACAGCATCTTTTGCACCGTGTTGATTTGGAGGTGGTGTTCCAGATTTTAAATTTGCACGTTTGACTAAAACTGGATCAGTTCCGATTGCAGCAGCAACGGCAGCAGCAGCAGCAGCAGCAGCGGCAGCAACAGCAGCAGCAGCATCTTTAACACCGTGTCTATTAGATGATGGTGTTCCAGCTTTTAAATTTGCACGTTTAGTTACATCAACTTTTTCAAAAGTTTTTTCAGTATGCTTTTCAACATTTCTTTTACTATAAACAGCTGTAAAGATTGCAAAGTAGTTAAGTAAATTTCCGAATTTCATTTTTTATTATACCAACAATTAAAAATCCAAATGTAAACGAATAAACGAATTGTTTAATTTTTATAAAAATTATATAAAAATCATTTTTTATAAAAGTAAAACGGTAAATAATAAACTTGGGATAATAGGGAAATGTAAAATTGAGCTGCTAGTTTGACGATCATTTACGGAATGTGTTATTTCTGTTGTACTAGAAGAAGTTGTAGCAATTGCACAATGATTTCGGCTAGAATTGTCATTGTCATTGTCATCTAAATGGTTAACATTGTCTTCTACCGTAGATGTACAATTGTGATGTAGGTCATCGTGACCGTTGTCATCAATTAAATCGTGACCTTTGTCGTCGACTATACATTTAGCAACTGATAATACTGATATAAAATAAAAAAACGTTTGATACTTCATTTATATTTATTTTATATATAAATATTATATATATAAATATTTTAGAATGAACGAAAAAAATGCAAAATGCAAAATGCAAAAATGCAAAAATGCAAAAATGCAAAAATGTAAAATGCAAAATTTTGTATAGATTTGTTTAAAGATGATTATTTATTTTCAAGATAATATAAATGACAAGTTTAATATTGATAATAATTGGGTTTTTATTGATTTTAATTCCAGAGTATATTAAAGATATTGATAATGAGATAATTAAAAGAATTTATAGGAATAATAAATTAATAGGGGTGTTGTGTATTGTAATGGGCTATTTTATTTACACGGATAATGAAACAAGTAATGAAACAAGTAATGAAACAAGTAAATTATATATGATTAAGGATAATACGACTACTGACAATACGATTAGTAACAATATGATTAGCGATGATTATTTTTCATCATCTTAAATTTAAATAAATTATTTAACGTTGTTAATAAAAAGTTTGGTGTAAAATAATTTATGTAATAATTATTCTTTTTTTTTATTATAAAACGCATTATTACGTTTTTTAATTTCTAGAGTAAATATATAAAATGGTAAACCTATACTCTAATTTGTTTTTCAATCAACCTATTTCTATTTTAGATTCTACGGCTAGTAGTTTGTCATCCGCCTCTTTATTTTTGTATGGTGGAGCTACTATTAGTGGTAATTCTAACTTGTTTACAACAACGATTTCTGGTATAACTACTATAATTAATTCTGTTGGAAGTTCTGATGTTAGTAGTGGTGCGTTAGTTGTGTACGGTGGGTTAGGTATTGGTGAAAATTTAAATGTGAATAACAATGCTATTATTAGGGGTGCTCTTACTGCAGGATCTTTTGCTGTAACACAACTTACAGCTACAAATATTACAACAAATAATCTTTTAGCAAACACAATGATTACAGCTGCAAGTTTATATGCTCCATTATCTACCATAACCAATATGGTAGCTACAGCTACAAGTACAGGATCAATAAATGCTACAGGAATGACTGTAGCTACAATATTAGCTACTACAAATGTTAGTACTGGAAGTTTATTTTCTGTAAACTTTAGTTCTGGAACAGCTGATTTGTCTACAGGTATGACAACTGCTTCCGCATATGTTACTGGTGAATTACGATCTACATTTAATTCAAACACTGTTGGTACAGTTTATACAACTGGTGGAAATGTCGGTATTAAAAATGTTTCACCAAGTTATACCCTTGATGTTACTGGTGAACTTCGTGTTTCTAATAGTATTACAACTGGTACAATTCTTGCATCTACAAGTGTAAGTTCAGGTAACTTTTATTCTACAAATGCAACAATCTCTAACGTAGTTGCAACTGCTACAAGCACAGGGTCAATTGATGCTACTGGAATGACTGTAGCTACGATCCTTGCTACAAGTAGTATCTCAGCTGGTTCAGTCTACGCTCCATTGGCGACAATCAGCAATGTTGTTGCAACTGCAACAAGTACAGGGTCCATTGATGCTACCGGAATGACAGTAGCTACAATTCTTGCTACAAGCAGTATCTCAGCTGGTTCCGTTTATGCTCCAAAAGCAACAATCAGTAATGTAGTTGCAACTGCTACAAGCACTGGATCAATTGATGCTACTGGAATGACAGTAGCTACAATTCTTGCTACAAGCAGTATCTCAGCAGGTTCCGTTTATGCTCCATTGGCAACAATCAGCAATGTTGTTGCTACTGCAACAAGCACAGGATCAATTGATGCAACTGGAATGACAGTAGCTACAATTCTTGCTACAAGCAGTATCTCTGCCGGTTCAGTTTACGCTCCAAAAGCAACAATCAGCAATGTAGTTGCAACTGCAACAAGTACAGGATCAATTGATGCTACTGGAATGACAGTAGCTACAATTCTTGCTACAAGCACAATATCCTCTGGTTCCGTTTACGCTCCATTGGCAACAATAAGTAATGTAGTTGCAACTGCAACAAGCACTGGATCAATTGATGCTACTGGAATGACAGTAGCTACAATTCTTGCTACAAGCAGTATCTCTGCCGGTTCCGTTTACGCTCCATTGGCAACAATCAGCAATGTTGTTGCAACTGCTACTAGTACAGGATCCATCGATGCTACTGGAATGACAGTAGCTACAATTCTTGCTACAAGCACAATATCCTCCGGTTCAGTTTACGCTCCATTGGCTACAATTAGCAATGTTGTCGCAACTGCTACTAGTACAGGATCAATTGATGCAACTGGAATGACAGTAGCTACAATTCTTGCTACAAGCAGTATCTCAGCTGGATCAGTTTACGCTACAAATGCAACTATTACCAATGTTGTTTCTACAAACATTAGTGCAGGAACATTTTCAGTAACAGATTTCAGAGCAACAAATATTACAACTTCAAACTTATTGGCTAATACAATGGTTTCAGCTGGTTCAGTTTATGCTCCATTGGCAACAATCAGCAATGTAGTTGCAACTGCTACAAGTACAGGATCCATTGATGCTACCGGAATGACAGTAGCTACAATTCTTGCTACAAGCACAATATCATCCGGTTC